GTTGTTGCGCGGCCAGCTGGATCAATTAGGTCAGTCTTAACTGGCGGCAATGTAACTGGATTAAAATGGCCAGTGATCATGCTCTCAGCAAGTTCGTAATGCCTATCGTAAATGTGATATGAATTGGCAGTATGTGAATACTGGCCTAATTGTAAATCTGGATACTTTGTTTTTAGGTGAGAAAACATTTGCATCTGCAAAGCGCAAAAGAACGCAACGTCAGTTGGAGTTCCCCAAATTGCATCGTTACTTCTCATAAAAACGCTCATATGTAGCTTATTTTCACGAATATGAAAGTTTGCATACATAGTACAAACAAAGTCTTTATTGTCCTGATACTGGTGCTTTGGCATGTTAAAATGCATGACAGCTTGTCGAGTATTGGGATCAGCTAGCAGACTGTTTAGTGCCCATTGATACTGTGAGGTGCCAAACTCGTTCTTTGTTGCAAAGATAAGATTACCGTATGCAGAATTTGCAGTACCGTCAGCATTTTGAATCTGTTTCCAAAATTTTGCATGTTTTGCAATAAAGTCAACATCGTTTCGGCCTAGGAAGTACCACAGAAATTCAGCAGCTAAGTATTTGTACTGCGAACCTCTAACCTGATTATCATAAAGACACTGGCTCGGATCTTCAATTACTAGACACGCATCCAAAAATTCTTTGCTAGTCGTACCTCTAGCATTATTCACCTTACCGGATTCTATTAAAGCCTTGAGAGAGATCCAATAGGCTTGGGCAAAAGTTTTTCCTTTAAAAACTAACATATAGGTATTTTACTATGTAAATTGACTTTAGTTTATCAATTAACGACTTTCATGTCTGAAAAATGGTCGTTATTCTCAACAAAGATCTTCATATCGAAGAGCTCTTCTGGCAACATGTCATGGGAAATGACAAAGATCGTCATATTATATTTCTTTGAAAACTCCTTCAGCAAATCAACGATTCGATAAATTGATTCAACGTCCAACGACGAGAATACTTCATCTAAGAAGAGTAGATTTACTCGGTGGTGTTTAAGTTTAATCAGCTCAAGAATACACAAAAGCACAATTAAGTTCATCTTCTTTTGCTCGCCAGTCGATAAAGAATCCGGAGAAACCTGAACTCCTAAATGAGTAATGATTGGATCAAACTCTAGATCGAATTCAAACGCAAACTTAAACTCAAGTAACTTAGCTATCTTCAATATCTTTTTATTCAAGATAGGAATAATTTGATTCATTAACAACCTCTTCATTCCAGAGTCACCAAGAATGACTTCCATTTCTTGATTAAGTTTCAATTTAGTGTCAATTTCCGTTTTCTCTGATGATAACTCAGTTAGCTTTGATTTAATCTCGGCAATGATTGTCTTCATCCGGTCGATTGCTGCTGAGTCAGCTGTGTTTGGATTGGCTAATTGAGTTTTTTCTCTAGTCAATGCTGGTAATTGAGCAGTCGCAGTTTGATAGTCAGATTTTGCGGAACTCTGTGATTTTTCCAAATCCGCAATTTGATTAGACAGAGCGGTAAGTTGTTCCTGAATAGCTGGTAACCTATCTTGTTCTAGTGCCTTTTTTGATTCAAGTTTAGTCTTAATCTCAGCATGCACACTGTCAGTTAAGTCAGACAGACAGTGAGGACACTTATTCTTTTCGTAAATTGCAAGCTTTTTATTGATTTCATCAACTGTAAATCTAATCTTTGATTTTTGTTCGTTGACGTCGGTTAGCGATGTCCGTATTTTTTGAACTTCTGCATTTAATCTTGAGAACTCCGTTTTGGTGGTTGCTTGCACTTGCTCTAATGATGCAATCTGCTCAGTGAGTTCATCTAATCTAGCTTGATTAATCTTTACAACATCAGTTTTTAAGCCATCTAGCTGATCACTAGATCTTTGTAATAGCCCAGTATTCTGATCTATTGCTGTTTGCAAAGCACGACTCCTAGCGGATAGCTCTTTAGTCTCGTCTTTGGTTAGGGAATTCATCTCGTTTAAGATGTCCAAACCGAATATTTTATCAATGATTTTTCGTTTATCTTGTGGACTTAATTTAACGAAACTTTTAAAATCATTTACTGATAAACTGATTGTATTTGAAAAGACATTGAATGGTATCTGAGTAAGTTCGTCTTCAATAAATTCGTCAACTCGGCGCTTATCCGGTAGATTATGTTGAACTCCATTTATCTCAAGCTTTGAGAAGTTTGGCTCAATACCTCTTTCTATTTCAATAGAGTCACCAGTATTTGTTCTAAACTTTATGTAAGTATACGCGTTCTTATTAATTCTGTTTGGAATTTCCTTGGTCTTTCGAACGGCTGATTTGCCATATATTGAAATAGTTAAAGCATCCGAAATAGAAGATTTACCACCACCGTTCTTACCTTGAACTAGCACCAACTTTGGCAAATCATCAAAGGTGAATTGTTGTAGCTTATTGCCGTACGAACATATATTCTTAAATGCAAATTCTTCTATTCTCATCGAGTAAAGTATGTGATCTCTGTATTTGGTCCAATATCTTTTACTGCAATGACGTCATAGAGTTTAGACTCTGGGTTATATTCAATTAGGGCGTTTGGGTAGTTTGAGCGGTTATAGATCGAACCAAAGCCTGCTAGAAAACCATGTGTTTCAATATCCAAAACTTTAGTTATGTTGCCTGACTCAAATAAGATTCGCTTTACATCGTCTGCTGAAATTAAACCTTCATCAAATCTCTTTTCCAACTCCATCTCTGCGACTGAATTTAAGAGGTTACGCTCTTTAAAGATTCCATCCGGATTCTGCACCAGTCGATCAGTTGATGAATTTTTAGTCTTAGTGAGAGCGGTATACGCCTGTTTAGTTATTGGAATAATTAGACAGGACTCGATTACGGTATTTCGGTAAATCTGTTCTGCTGAAAATACTCCATATCGATTTGTACCGACTGGTCTAACTTCAATTGCTCTATGAATATACGGTCTATGCATACTTATCTAATTCTCTAACCTTTTGTAATGTAGCTAGAAACTTCTCAGATAGCGATTCCTTAACTGATTCAGTATAATTTTGAATTTTTAAATAGTGGGAAAAAATATCATTTATGTTGAAGTTGTCTTGTAGGTCAAATTCAACTTGGGAAGAAGCTTCTTCTGGTTTATTGTCAACATACGTAAAGAACTCAATCTTACGATAGCCGACATTTTGAATCTTTTCCAAAAAACTAGTGATTGACAGTTTACTGGCGAAGTTTACGCTAATCATAATATCGACAAAGTTGTTCTTGAACAGTCTTTCGATTTCAGATAGCGGTAATTCCAGAATATCAAACACATCGAATTTTAAAAAGATTGGCGATTTTGTATTTGGCAAAAAGCTTTCAACTATAGTATCACCAGTTACATCTAAAACATAGTGACCCTTTTGATTGTCTCGATCTCCTCTGTCCATCTGGTATGGAGTACCAGTATAGAGAAGATTTGCCTTTTCTTGCCTGATGTGAATGTGTCCCGAGTAAACTTTCTTAAAAGTAGACAGGGCACTAAGCTCGATACCATGTTCAACCTTTGCCCATTTATTTAGAGTTAATCCCTTAATATCAGCATGGCAAATGATGTATTCTGCATCTTCACGGTTGTCTTCAATAATGCCGGCTAACCTAGTATAATCATCAACCCAAGGTAGCATCAAGAAATTATGTTTTCCATTTATTGACAGGATCTCAGATCTCTCAAAGACATGGATATTGTCTGACAAATAAGCTAATGATTTAACTGAGTTTACTGTGTTTTTATCTTTATAGTAAACGTCATGATTACCTAAAATAATGTAGATACCTCTCTTAAATTTCTTGGCCAATTGTGCAAAAATGGCAAAACTTTCATTTTGAATTCTGATATTTACAGATTCTCTAGAATGAAAGATATCACCTTCAAAAATTAAAATGTCCCTGTCCTGATCAAAGTCTTGATCGACTTTGTCAATTAGATCTTCTAATAAAAAACTCTTTTGGATCTCCAACCACTCAATCGCATTGTTCTTTATGCCTAAGTGGAGATCTCCAACTAGATGTATTTTTCGTATGTCCTTTAAGTTAATCATTAAAACATTTTATTAGACTTTGCAATCTTGTCTAAGAATCCATATTTAGTATTTAGTTCCAGTAATAAAACTTCCTTATTTTCGTAACTTAGCATATCAAATAACTTCTTGTAATCCATTGAAACTGTTATTGAAATTGCATCTAACACGTAGATCGGAGTTATGAAGTAGTTTCGGTTATTTCTAGAGATTAGATTTTTACACAGGATTGAAAAGAGAGTGTTTATTTCGGTTTTTACAAACTTTTTTCTTTCTGGTTCAGGGCCAAGGATTGCGTTAATCTCCTCATTATTCTCGATATATGCAAAGATCTCCTTTTGGATAATTTGAGAGTCGACATATTCTGAATACTTGTCCTGGTCGTATAAGAAAAAGTCAGGAGATGATGAATCTACTTTAATTTCTCGACCGCCTCGGCTGTTTTCATCAGGCTCTTCTTCATCCATTGGATTCTCATAACCCATGTTATATGTGTTATTGAAAATCTTGTCGTCTTTTTTAAGTTCAGCATACCTTGCTCGACGTCTTTCTAATTCAGCTGGATCCTCGTCTAGATCTTCGTCATAGTTGTCGTCAAATCCATCTGAGTAATTGTCTGTTTCGATACCTAACTCTTCAACTTCGTCGTTGTATTGAATTAAGTCGTCTTCATCTTCATCGGGTAGTCTATTAAATGGTTCCACTTCATAATTTATCTTTTTAGTTTATGGAATTTAGTATATCATCGTGAGACGAAACCGTCGAGGTAACCGGCGGTAATGTTGTCACGGTAACAGGCTGCATACCATTTTGTGATGAATGACTTTGATACTGATTTCTCATTTCATTTTCTAAAGAAATAGTATCGTCATCATCTGAGTAATATTGGCTAGCTGGATCAGTTTCTTCAACTAGTCTAGCATAGTCATAGTCCATTCTGTACATCTTAAAGCTCTCAGTGTAACCGCCGTCACGGTTAGCGATAAGCTTGATTTTCATACGTCTCTCCATTGGGCCTCTAATCAGACCAAATAGCGAGTCAACCGTATGCACGAGACCAAAAGATTCAGCAATATCGCTCATGCCGATGTCTTGATCATCAACTGCATCTCTCTTAATTTGAGTTGCAGTAATTATGCACCATTCATTTCGAATAGCAACTGCACGAAGCTCTTCTGAAATAACTTTGATTTTTTCGTAAACGTTGCCCTGTTCTCTAAGCGGCCTCATCAAGTTAATATAGTCAACGACGATTACCTTGAATTTGATGCCAGTATTATTCTGAACAGTTATAAAGTAGTTTTCAACATCGATTGCTGAAGCTGTGCCGGTTGGAAACTCCTTAACTATCATTTGGCCCATTTGCGGATTATTCTTCTTAAGGATTTCAATTTTTTCCTTAACTCCGCCAACTTGATCTTTATGTAATAGCGAATCGTAATCTTTAAATGGAATGTTTAGTGCATTTGAACCAATACGTTTCATGTACTTTGCATCGGATAACTCAAGAGTTGCGACTCCAACTTCGCAGCCTGCTAAAAATGCTCGAGTTGAGATGTTTGATAGAACCATCGACTTACCGACTTTAGGTCTGCCTTGAAAAACAACTAGTGTCTTTGGGTTCCAACCGCCGCCAAGCACCTTATCGAAATATGGAAAACCACTCGGTGTACCAATTTTAGATAATTGTACGTGATCCTCTGCGTTAAAGAAATCTAGACCAGACGCAGCATTCGCAAAATTGACATTTAGCTTATCATTAAACTTTTGTCGAACATCATTTGTAATCAGCTCAACGTTACCGGGATTAATGTCGGCTGTCTTTAAGAAAGACAGGACATCGATCACTGTCTCGTTTAGATT